TCGCTAAAGTTTTAAGAAGGTCTATAAATGCCGCATCGTTTGGAGCTTGTGCGCCTATGGGTTGAGTAACGAAAATCAGGGCGTAGGTAATCCCTAGCGTCATCGCGACGAAGCAAAGGGCCAAAGCTGAGCCGATAATTAGGATTAATCGAGCCTTGATGTCTGCCGGGCTAAGGCGTCTTTGGTATCGGCCTGCCAATGATGTCCTCTGTACAAGTTCCCGATACAAGGCACTGCGGCTTTTGGCATTCTGGGCGGCTCCAGTTTTCGAAGTTTTGGCAGGGATACCTGACCCATCCGTCGTAACCACAGCCGCCTAGAACCAGTGTCAGGACTACGGCTTGGAAAGTCCGAAGGCCGAGTCTTTTGGATTTAGCCAGCGCAAAATAACTGGAAGGACTGCAGCTAGACCTGCTCCGGCTATCGCCTTCGGGTCTGTAACTCCGGCCAAATAGACCGCTAATGATGCGGCTACGAATGACCTACTCCAGCTCGCTAGTAGTGCCTTTAGTTGTGCCATTTTTCTTGGCTCCTTTTTTCTTTTTGGGCTTTTCTTCGATTACGTCGTCTGCAACGTCATCGACGACCGGGAACGCATCGAGCGAAGTTACGAACTTCGGACGGGCATAACCGACGATGGGTCCACTGATCCTGGGCCTTTTCTTTAACATCACTTGTCCACCGTTGCGCTGATTACCGGTGCCGCTAGTGTTACCTTCAACAATAAAGCAGTTCTTTGGTCCTACTTTTACGACAATTCCAATATGAGAAATCCGGTCGATGCCATCGTGTGGGAAATCCATAAATGCTAAATCACCGGGCGCAGGGTCTTGTGTCCAACGACCGACATCTTTCATGCGTTGCGCTCCGGCCGATGTAGACACCATCGATGGCAATCTAACGCCCGCCTTTTGGAAGCACCAATTAACGAACGAACCGCACCAGGGCAAGCCATCTGCTCCTGTGTGTTTTCCGTATTTTGTGATGTTGACCGGCTCTTCAACATAACCGATTTCTTCCAATGCGATTTGGCAGACGCGTTGCGCTGTGCCTTCTGTGTAAGTCATAAGTTTTCCGTATTTAGCACAATCTCTCAAGATTATGCTAGAAGCAGTTTAGCCTCATCCTCAGTAATCCCTAGCCTATCTAGCAGGGCTGCCTTAGCAATTTCAGCATCCTTTAGCGTTTGTTCTTCTGCCAATTTTCTTTCGGCAGCGTCTTTTCTAAGTTGTAAGATTTCTTCAAGTTCTTCACCGACTATTTCCAAGTGCTTTCCATCTTCATATTTTGTAAGTTTTTCCATTGTTGTTATCCTAATCCATAAACTCGGTAAGTGCCTGTGATAGTTCCTGTATCTGGTATAAGTGCGAATCCTGTATAACTTGTAGAATCGTCTTTACCAAAGCCGACTATTTTTACAGTAGTATAAATGCTGCTGCCCATACTACTTGCATAAGAAATTCCATTAGTTTTCTCTGAAGCAAAAGGGTTAAAAATATCTATAATGCCATTACAAAAAATAGTTCCAGACGTTCCGCTCATAATTTCGTTGAACTTGTTTTGGCTTTGAAACTTTGCCGTTGATGCCGTAGTATTTAATCCTCGTAAATACTGAGAATTATGGTCTGAATTAGTGTTGTTGCTGCCTGATACTCTCATCCTCATATCAATGCCCTGATCAGTTGAGTTTGCTGTAATATCTACATAAATTCGATAATTTAAGTATGATGCAGAAAATACATCACTTACATTTACTGAACTAGAAGTAGTGAAAGAGCCATTACTAATAAAAGTCAATCCACTCGAAGGCGCAGCCCACTTCAACCCTGTTGAAGTGCTGGAGTCGGCGGTCAAAACTGTATTGTTAGCGCCAACTGCAAGTCTTGCTGGAGTATCTGCTGCGGTAGCAGAAATCAAATCGCCTTTAGCATCAAGAATTACCAAGGGATCAACTGTAGAAAAAGTAAAATCTAAATCTGTATTCGATGCTTTGGTCAATACTTGACCGGTCGTTCCACCTTTTAAATCAACGAAAGATGAATCGATTGAGTTACCAAGTGTCCGGATAGCGGCTGCGCCATCTTTCACAAGGTCTGTGTCTGCCGGCGTTGCCCAGTTAAAGTTCGTTGTATTTGGCATAGGTCTCCTTTATGCGACAATCGTAGCGTTGAGCCAGTCAAGCGTCGGTGATAACGTGGCCCATTGTTCCACGACCGGGACCGAGTTCCAACGGAAGGCCTGCAAGCTAAAGGCTATCGGGCTGACGGTCATCCGCAGACTAAGAGATTTATAACCGGCCGAAAAGGTCCAACCTTCGACAAATCCCTGAAATTCTCCATCGACCATATTTCCGGGCAGATTTTGGATGTTGACCGGGAGACCCATAAAGACCTGAAGTAGAGCATCTCGGTCGGCATTGTCGATGTCGGTCGAACCCAGCGGGAAAGTTACCTGCGTAAACTGGAACTGCGGATAGGCCCTAATCAATAGATAAAAAGCGGCCTGGTCTTCTGCGTCGTTTTGATTCTTAAGGGTCGTCCGGATATTAGTCGCCAGTTGCCCGTAATCGCTAATCGAGGCCGCGTCGCTATCTGTTACGGTTGAATTACCAGATGAGGTATAAGCGATGGTTATTGAGTTTCGGACGTCTCCGGCTCTTTTGGTAACGGCCATTCCGGGCGCGAGCGCGTGGCTGCCGTCTAAGTCTACATAACCAAAAGTCGCCAGATATTGTGCGCGATGCGTTGAGTCCGCGTATCCGATACGACCTGACGAATCCTCATAAAGATAACCGAGACCCGAAGTTGCTATCCCTGAAGCTAAATCATAGACGTTATCTGTAACGCCGTTCTGGGAATCGAGGTCGTAATCGCCTGGACGGTCTATCTCTCCAAGTCCGCTATTTTCTGCATCTTCCCATTGGACCGCAGGATCATACGCGTTCCAAGTTTCAGCCGCTGGGACTTCGTTCCATTGGTCAAATAAAACCGTGGAGAGAAGTTCATAAATCTGGTCGCCATCAAAATCGCTGGCGATGTTGCCTTCAAATATAGAACGGGCTAACCGCGCCAAAGCTCCGACGGCGATAATGTTGATGTTTTGCCTAGTGGCATTCGTTCCGCTTGTGCCGACTTGAATCGCTAAATCGGTTATGAATCCACCAAATAAAGAAACATAAGTTCCGTTACTTTTCTTTATTTCTATCGTCAGACCATCGTTAATTTCATAAGGAATCGAGGTCTCGTTAGTTTCGACAAGCGTTACACTGCAATAACCAGCGGTGGGCTGCGAATAAATGTCGGTGCGACCGCTAGTAATCGTCAGGTTGCTGAGAGTTGCAGTCGTGATTTCCGTCTGGTTTATTTTGACCCGCCATTCCGGGACCCAGAGCGTCATAGGATTAGCTGAGACCCGCCGGCCCCAGAACGATACTGCGCCTCATTTAAAGCATCGACGACCGCTTCAGCAAAGGCCGGTTTATCAATGATGCTTGGCGCGTTAACGTTAATCGTCAGGCTGCGTTCCTCTCCCATCCTAAATCTAGCTGGGTCGAACGTAGGACCTATCGGCAAAGCTAAACCTGCCCTGGACCCGGTCTCTTCAAAGGCTCTAAATCCTGCGACGTCAGGCGTTCCACCTACTAACCCTCTAAAACTATTAGCGAAAGCATCGCCTATTTCTTCTGCGCTCTTTTTGGTAACTTCAACCGCTGCGGGCTTTGTAGTAGTTGCCACGGCTGCACCGCTAACGACCGTCCCTCCACCGGTTACGACTGCGCCTCCAGTTACAACGGTTCCGCTAGGTGTAATCCTTGTCCCGGCCGTAAATCCTCCAGGTAAGCTTTCTGCTCGAACCGTGTTACCACCGGCCAAAGCAGCCGCATCTGCTTGATTATCAAATAACCGCGTAGCTGCGACGATTGCTCCAACAAGGGCAGCAGCTGTGCCAAGTCCGGCTAATGGATTTAAGGCAAATCGCGAGGCTATTGCCGCCGCCGCTGCGCTATTTCTGAGAGCCGTGTAAGCAGCAGCTAATCCCTGGATTAATAAAATTGTAGCTGACACGCCTGCGGCGATTTTATTTACAACGAATAGAGTCGCGATAACACCTGCGACAATAGTCAATTCGTCTTTAAACTCGATGATCGTATCGATTAAGCCCCTGATTTTTTTGCCCCATGCTTCCGCAGTCTTTTGGGATTCAGTTAACGAACCTTGTACGCTTTTCTTACCAGTTAAACCATCGATGAATGAATTTAAAGCAGGAACAAATTTTTCTAAAATGAACTTCGTCAATTCCTGAACGACCGGAAGTAATGCTGCTCCGACCGACTCCTTAGCTTCGTCTAATGCGATTTGTACGCGTTCAAGTTGCTTCTGAGTTGATTGCCCGGCGTTCTCTGCAAAGTCTCCAAAGGTTCCGTTGAGTTGCTGAAATATTGCATCGAAATTTTTACTCTTTAAAGTGCTATCGTCTAGGCCAAGTCCTAACTTGCCCAGAGACGTAGTATTCCCGTCGTAAGCACGTCCCAGAGCATTGCTGACCGCCTCTAATGGTTTACCGGTTGCAGCCGATAGGTCTAATGCCAGATTTAGTAATTTTTGAGCTTCTTCGACATCATTCGTACTTCTGACAAGTCTTGAGAAGGCCGGCCTAAGATTGTCGTCTGTAACTCCCACGGCGATGCTTGTCTGAGTTATGTAATCTTCGACTCCGGCTATCTGCTCGGCCGTGGCCTTTGTAGTGCTGCGAATCGTCTCAGCTAATTTAATCTGGGCTGCTTCGTCCTCAGCCGCTGCCTTTACCGCGCTAACGGCGAAGGCGGTTATGGCGGCTCCGGCGACCGCAAAGGCAGCAGCGGCTTTCTTGCCAAATTCAGCGGCTTTTTCGCCAAAGGTCTCAGTATCTTTTTCTGCGCCTTTGAGACTTTTTACAAGGTTCTCGGTGTCGCCTAATATCGTGAGCTTTAAAGTGCGATTACCGGCCATCAGTATTTACTCACTATCTCTGCGAATCGACGTTCCCACCTTGCTACAAGTTCTGGCTGGATTCGACGAAGTGTCGGATAGATAAAGTAACCGGTGCCGCCACGTCCGCTGCGCCCTGAGTATGACGGGAACTGCTTAAATCTCTTGGAGCCGAACTCCAATCCGTAAACTAGCTGCTGTGTCGTGCCGCCGCCGCTGAATCTCTGTGTTGCGAATCCATATGAGAATTCGCCGATTTTGCTTGACTTTGATACGCGGACGCCGGCTGCTACGCGACGAACTCCAAGGGCAGATACGGTGCGACCTAGTGAAGCTACTTTAATCTCATTAGCTGCATAAGTTGCTAGTTCGCCGCCTATTTCTTTTGAAGCAGCTACGCCTTCTTCGTCCATCGCTTTAAATGATCGTGTGATTTTGCGAAGTTCCGCTCTATCGTATGCGATGCCTTCACTTGCCACGTCTATCTCCTAAAATCTCGATGGCCGTCAGGATGTCCTGCTCGTCCGTCCAATACTGCATCGGAATCTGCGTTGCGAGAGATAACTCGACGATTAGTCGGCCGATGCTCCCGCGCTTGTGGCTTTTGGGTCTGCGTCTCCGGCGGTTACATCTGCAACCGTATCAATCCAGATGTCGAATGATTTGATGGGTTTACCTGGATTTTCTCGCTTTGAGGCGTGATAGGCCAAGTACATCAAATCCCAGATTCCGATTGCTTGCGAAGCCTGGCTGATAGTTTTGCCCGTTTGCTTTTCCCATTTTGCCCACTCAGGAGGACGAGCGACATAAGTCTCTTGTTCTCCTGAGTTAAATTCAATTGTGATTGGTAATTTCATGCTCCTGATTTCCTATCTTAGGTAAATGACTCGGATGGTTTTCCGATTACTGTGAACGACAGACTTACTGTCTGAGCGTCCGGGCTGGTTCCGCCTACGCTTGGATAAATTGGCAGAACGTTAAAGGTAAAGACTGCGCCGGTTACGGCCGTTAGGCTACAAGCCAGCGGCGTATTAGGAGCGGTCTCTGCGGCAGTCCATAGAGCTTCGCAGAGAGAATCTGCTGCGCCCCAGTCGGCCAACATTTCAACATCAAAAGTCCATTGAGAATCGATGGACTTATAAGCCTTGTCATAAAGTGTTTGATAAGTTTCAATCGTGGTATCTGCGCTGAGCGTTGCAGTGGTTGCTTGCTCATCGTAATTTTTGGACGCAATCGTCAGAACTAAATCGCGCCCGGTTATGACGGTCGTCGCCATTTGTTACTCCTAGCTTGTCTGTG